TAATTTAGTTAATCTTACCATAGAAGAACATGCCGAAGCGCATAAAAAACTATGGGAAGAACATGGACGTTGGCAAGACGAGCTCGCATATAAAGGACTATTAAAACTTGTTAGCCACGATGAAGCTGTTTTAATAGCTGCTGTAAAATCTAATCTTGGGAAAAAACAATCACAAGAAACTCGTAACAAAACAAGTAAAACGCTACAAGGGCATTTTGTTTCTGAAGAAACGAAAAAGAAAATTAGCGAAACTCGCAAGAGAAGAAATATACCATCACCTAGAAAAGATGTTATCATACCACAAGATATCAAAGATAAGATGTCTTTATCAGCAAAAAATAGAATAAAGATAACCTGTTCTTGTGGTAAAACATTAGATGCATCTAATCATGCTAGATGGCATAAAAATTGCCAGTAATCACTCATCGTTATTAGTCTCCCCAATTTTTGTAATAAAATTTAATTTCTTTTCGTTATCCCAATCTTTAAGATAATCATTATCTGTATCGAAAATCTTAAGATATTCTTCTTCAGTAATCTCGCGATAAGAGCTGATCTGTTCGCCAATATGTAATTGACTAAACTCTTTTGCTTCTTGCAAAGTTACTGTGTCGAGGGCATGTTCAAGTACGTCCTCAACTTCTACAACATAACGCATACGGTGCGAACTGATCGCATCAACCAATACTAATTTTTTTGTCATGAGTAATTTGGGATAATTTGTACGTAATGAACGGAATCAACACGGAATGAGCGCCAACCGCCTGCATCGATATCCCATGCAGCGATAACATTTAGGTTTTCTGGCTTCTTGTGCTGTTCTTCGAGATGACCAAAGTCTGTCTTTGGTGGGCAGTATTCAGGCATCAATGTGCACTTCATAATGCGCTTTGTACCATCAACCTTGTCGAATGATACTTCGATAACATGGAAACGAAGATCTTTAAGAATCTCTTCGCGCTTGTATAGTGGATTTGTCATAATGTAATTGCCTCGTTCAATAACTGTTGTGTGCTAGAGTGGTGTTCGTTCAACTTCTCTACTAATTGAGTATAACCCCCAATATGGAATCCGTCAAGAACTATTATTGGGTATGATTTAGCATTGGGGAACTTATCCATAATAATTTCCCGAGTAAAATGCTCGCCGAGTTTAAACTCAGAAAAAGGGATATCGCTTGTTCTTAATAGCTGTTTTGCCTTGGTGCAGTAAGGGCAATCTGGTTTTGAATATACTTCAACTAATCCTATACTCATAATCTTTCACTCCAATATTTAATTTTATGTTCATTATTATCAGGGTCATAACCGAGACTAAACATATCATTGCGAACTAACATTTCTAATTCACTATAAATCATAACCTTCATTACAAACTTAACTCCTGATCTTTTATAGAGGTTTCATATTTATTCATCTTATCGAGGTATCCACGGTTGCGAAGCTCTTTGAATACAAGGTTTTCGAAACCAAACTCACCACCAGCTGCAATAGATGCTGCTCTCATATCAGCTATCTTTTTCTTTAGGTCTTTGAACGCCGATAAATCCATTTTGTGTTTAATCATATCATCAATCATATGAGTATAGAACAAAACTTTCTTCTTTAGATTTTTATCATGTTGGAAATCTAAATTTTCTAGATTTGGTTTCTGTATCCATTTATTGTTTTTCAAACTAAACACGCCTTGACCTTTGGCATAACCACCTTCAGAGTCTTGAGCGTATGGTTCAATAGGATATCCTAACACTGTTATGTTATGTGTAAGAGTCCAGAGAACTTTTTTACATTGTAGGTATTCATCTACAAATTCTCTATCAGGATTCAATGCGTTTCTATCAATAACAACATGAACATCGATATCTGATTTTGGAGTGTAATTGTAGTTTGTATTACCTCCAATCATAATAACATCTTTGATCATCTTTGGTGGTATCTTAGCGAAATTTGCCCAAGAATCAGCAAACTCTAAAAGTTTCTTTCTTACGCTGGACTTTAATTCCCAACCATTCCAAAGTTTAGGATTTAATTCACTGTGATACTCAAGACTAATCTTGGTTTCAGTTAATCCCAAAGAACTTTTTATTGTTTTTAATGTAGATGACATAGATATATCCTTTTTTATCACCTATTTATTTGGCGGAGAGTGAGAGATTCGAACTCTCGGTAGGTTTCCCTACGTCTCGTTAGCAGTGAGGTGCCTTAAGCCGCTCGGCCAACTCTCCTAATTCTTATTCCTCTACTATTTCTATTTTTAGTTTAGCTGTACCAGTTTCGAAGAACCCTAATGCCTTGGCTGCGCCACGAGAAACATCTAGGTCTCTTCCTTTAACAAATGGCCCTCTATCATTAATTCTTACGATAGCTGTATCATTTGTTTCTACATTAGTCAGTTTTAAAATGGTCCCAAAAGGGAGAGTTCTACTAGCAGCTGTAAGTCCATCTGGATCAAATTTTTCACCGTTAGCAGTTTTCTTTCCCTCTTGGTACCAAGTAGCTTTAATCAATTTATCTTTAGCATAAGCAATATTTGTACAGCTGGCGAATAGCACTATCGCTAGTGCCAATACCAGTTTATGTTTTAGCATTACTTCTTATTATTCCTCCGTGCCTTACGCTTCGCAGATCCGATTTTCCGACGACCTTTGCGTGGGCGATTTTTTGCTGGCCAACCCATTTAATGACTCCTTTCTATTTTTCATTGCGGGTAATTGGTGGTAGGCGTGCCTGACTCGAACGGACACTGGTGCTCTTATGAGGAGCAGGTACTAACCCTTATACGACACTGCCTGTTGAATTTTGGAGCGGGCGATGGGAATCGAACCCACGACAGTCAGTTTGGAAAACTGAAGCTCTACCCCTGAGCTACACCCGCAATTACAATTACATATGTATACGTAATTCACGTACACGATTTTCTAGAACATTAACAGTCGTTCTAAGATGACCTGTATCATGATCTTGAAATTGACTTTTTAGATATTCAATTTCATGTTGAAGAACTTTAATATAAGTCCAAGAATCAATCGCATCTTTTTGAATAACACGATCGAGTTTAGTCTGGAAATATTCTACATTTTCTGGTGACATCAATGTCATATTATACTCCTATTAAGCAGCAAGTACTTGTTTCAATCTACCTTTAACAAAACCTTCAGGTATGGAATTTGGAGAATAAATTAATATTGAAATAATGCCATTGTTAAACCACTTTTTACCTTTAGGTGAAGGTGGTTTATTATTATGTGTTCTTCCAATACGCCAACCCTCTTCTAAAGAACTATTAATAATATCTATTTTTTTATTTTTTATACCATTAGTTATCCATTTAAATCCATAAGTAGGATGGCAATCGCCTGACATTCTCATTGAATGTTTTTGTTTAACTAGTTCCGAATGTTTTTTGCCGTACATAGGATTATTTTTACCTGAATTATTTTTGCCTTTTGCATTATCCGATCTTATCTTTTTAAGTTTAACTGCTTTTTCGTAACCCATAATATCTTCATATGTTTTACCTTTATTTACAGATCCAGTACAGTTATACCCCCATATTGATTGTTTAGATTTATTAAAAAACATTATATTTTTATCTACGTTAAATTTTTCATGTAAATGTATTTCTAATTTTAATGCTAGTTGTCTATCATTAAAAATTTTTATAATTTTCTTTTTAAAATAAGTTGATCCATATATTTTAATAGCATTTAAAACATATTTACTACTAGACCAATATTGATCTTTCTCTGGTAAACATTTGCATGAACGAAATCCATAATAATATTTTTCAATAGAACTTGGATGAGTACATATAATTCTGTAAACATAGTAATACATTTTTATCTCCTGTATTACTATTTATATGATCTTATATTTAGATATTAACCCACATGAAGTTTTTTCTGTTGATTATATAAAACTTCTTTAAGTCTATCAGCGGCATAACTTGCACACCAAGCATTTGGTTTTACCATTGGAATTACATTACACATACCTCTTATATACCCTGTTGCTTCATTAATAACGCAAGAAGAGCCATTATTTGGGTTAGAGGAAATATCCAAATGCACTTCGACATGCCTATCCTCTAATACTTCTGCTAGCTTCAAATATAACTCAGCAATTTTCATCACTTCATTCATCAACCGCATACGTGGTTTATCTTTTTGCTGATCATAATCACGTTCGCGATGAATCTCTCCGAATATCTTACAACCACGATTACCATCTATATGTACAACAATTGCTATTGTATAATCGG